CGCATAATAAGTTCCAAACTTTGGATTTTCAATTGGTTTCTCATAAATGATAATAGCACCTTCTTTATTTTCTGTTTTAGGTGATATTGGAAACTCCATGATTGGTAACTTGCGTGTAAACTTTTGTACAATTTTATCATCTTCCCACATCAAGTCTACAAATTCCATTGGATATTCTTTATCCTCTATGCGTCTAATTTGTTGTGATACTAAATGCTCAGGAAATCTTGCGTCTTTTCTATAATCAAAAGCTTCTTTAATGTTAATAGGTTTCTGAGAAATACGTAATCTGTAATCTTCTGGTTTAAGTTTCTTTTTCCAGTCTTCACGTTCTAACATAATCATCTCAAGAGCTTTTTCCACTTGAGAATTACCATAATCATCTATACATGGAAGCATTGACCATTGCTCTGGTATAAACAAACCACATAATCCTTTTGTACCATTCTCATCTAATAAATCTGTTTCAACAGCAAATATATCTTTTGAGTCTGGATTTAAGATTAATTCTTTCAATGGTTCACATTGATCCAAATCACCCACAGATCCTGCAACCACAAACATACCTGTATACATCATACCTGATTTCATTGCAGGTAATAAATACTCAAGTGTTGTACTCATTTTGGGAGCAATTCCTGCCTCCTCATGAAAGAATAAAGTACATGGTCCCCCTACACCATTTGTTGGGTCTTTTTCAAGTACCAATCCAAATATAACTGACTTAAGTCCAATATCTACTTTTCTACCTCCTTGCGTAACCTCAGCTTTTTGTTCCCAGTTTAATACTTTATCTGGATTACAAGGACGATACCATGCAGTGTGTTTATTTAAGAAGTTGCGATACTCTTCAAGAAAACGCCATGTGCCTTTCTCATTAATATAATCTTTAAGTGATCCAGCCATCTTAGACACAGAACCTTCCTCAAAATAAAACAAGTTAATGATTTTACCAGAATGATAATAAGAAGATGCTATCTGACGTTTCTTTAAAATTGCTGCATGTTTATTTTTTAACTGTGCTAACTCTTCATAAAGAGCCATGTGATACTGAGCATCACGTACGTCAGCAAATGTAAATCTGTTTACTTCTTTGTTATAGATTGGTAAGAAGTTTAACCACATATAGTAATCGCGTGGCAAGTACCACGTTTTACCTTTGTTCTTAAATATAACTCCTTTTCTACATTTTTCTTTTTCTGTATCCCAATAGTATATAAAGTCTTTGGAACGCTCAGGTGCTAAACAGTATACTCTGTTCTTATTGAACTTTCTAGCTTCTGCATTGAACATAAATGAACACTCATCAAAGTTATACTTTCCTGGTTGTTTGAATATACTTTCAAGAAACTCAATAAAGTCATCTTTAGTCTCAAATGCAGTGTATCCCCACTGTTCAAGTTCATAATCATATGTTGGTATATCTCTAAACATTTTAAAACTTTGGTCTGTCAACTAGTAAAGTTACTGTTCTTCTATCAGATAAGTTCCAAGAAACATTTTTAACTACAAAATTTTCTTGGCCTATTTCAATCCAATCTCCTCTTGATGGTACACATGGCAGTTCTCTTTGTATCAGTTTTCCTTCTGATATGTGTTCTACTTTCACTATAAACATGAACTGCTCCATATGTTTAGAATTGGTCATATGCAAGATTTTGTCCACCTCTGACTTGGCTTTTCTGCTCTTCCATAAGGTCTTTATACGCTCCTTTAAATGATCCACGTATTTGCTCAAATTTTGCTGCAGCATTGACCAACGCTGTGATGTTCCCATCACGACCATGCTGAATTGAGGTATGTTCCATATAAGTAGCAAGACGATCCAACATAGATTTGATACCCATGTAAGCCCTGTACGTAGGTGTCTCATAAAGCTTTTGACAAAATGCAAGTGCGACAACAACATCATCATCCTCAGTTGAAAACTCAGCTTCCAACTGCGCAAGTATAAGTTCTTCTTTCTCATGTTCTCTAACATCAAAAAATGGATTAATATCTGGATTAGGGCATGACATATAAAACAAGTACTGATATACTTTCATATAATCATCAGGATAATTGTCCATAATATCTTTAAGAGCTTTTAATGCATAGCAATGTTCTGTAGGAACAAGTACTCCATTTTGTATGTCAAATAACTTAATCATTGTTTTTGTTTTTTGAGAACTTTAACATCTCATCTTTATTTTCTTTTACCCATTGAAAAATTGCCATCACCTCTTCTTTTAAGTATGGCAAGTTGTATGGTATTACTTCTTTTACTATAGGATCACCTTGTTCTGTGCGACTTACTATAGGATATCCATACTCATCTTCACCATCTGTCTCAAATATAATATGATGCAAAATCAAATCTCCAGGTTTTAATTTAGGATTATGTTTCTGTATCATGTACATATACGCAGACAACTGTAATGCGTAGTGATAATAATTACAATCATCCAAATGCGAAACAGGCCCTGTCATCTTTTGAGAAACACCTTCCCAATTAACATAAGATTGTGTCTTTATTTCTTTATTTGTTTTGTAATCTGTAATATGGATTAAACCATGAGCAACCTCAACTAAATCAGATTGACCGCAAATTCCAACAGATCTTAAATAAACAAGATGCTCAGGATAGATGCCAGCTAAAAGTTTTTGAGAAGATGCAACCTTGTATCCTTTTTCATTAACAATAGGCTTGATAACTTGTAATGTTGCCTCGTGACGATTTATAGTATCACAACTTGTGATGTCATGTTCTCTTTGGTCATGATACCATGTACCCAAATCAGTTGCACGTTTGGCTTCAGCTTTCCAAATCTCTTGTATTTTCTCTGGAGTAAGTCCTTGCCACTTTTTACTGCTCTTAGAACTTTTCTTTGATATAGCCTTTGCATCAAATGGCTGCTTAAAAAAACTTATCAAAGTTGTCACACTCACCCAATCAATTGTGTCATTAGGATCAATTGATTTGTACTTGTGATTTTCTGGCTCAAATGATAACATGATTAATCTTTTATGCTGTTAATAATTGCATCTTCTTCATCTTCAGACGTGAGAGCATTCCATTTTCCTTTTGGACATGATGAAGATAGTGATCTTGTTTTAAATGATAATTTGCATCCACAATCTCCACAACATGGTTGAGTACCTGCCATATAACATTTAGTACCAATCCTATCTATCAATTCACATTCCTCACATATTGCCATTCTTGAAGCAGCAACCTCTTCAATGTGTTCTTGTTTAAAGATACTATTTTTTACACCTTCAAGTATCTTTCCTTTTTCCTTCCAAAGTTTTATCAGACTCATGTTTATTAGTTTTATAGATTTGTTTTTCTTCTTCTTTCTTTTTCTTTTTTTCGTTTAGACTGTTCAAATCATCTAATGTTTTTTGAAATTTTTCTACATCATTCTTTAAAGATACTAATGAGGCATATTCACTTAATGTAGGTTGTTCAATACTTTCATACTTATTCAACGCTTGCTGGTAGATTCTAAGTTTTTCCTCAAGCTTTGATCTTTTAATATAAAAAGTTCCAAGACCATCTACAGTTATTTGATGATGAACCAGTCCACTTAATTTTTTCTGCACTGCATTGAAATAACATAAAACTATTTCATCAACAGTCTCTGCAGATAAGTTTAACCTTTGTGCAACCTTTTCAGAAAGTTGTTTACGTTTAATTGGCCGCAAGTGCTAAAAATTTATAGTCCAACAACACATTACCAGACTTTAAAACTGGAACTGACATTGCAATCTCAATAGTCTTTTTATAACTATCTGATTTCCTTATCAATCCACGTTTTTCAAGTTTGGTTAACTTGTTACGAATATTCTGCGATCTTACTCCAAACTCTTCTGGTGCAATATCAGGATATGTTTTCTTTACAGCATTGTTGCAAAATTTTGTAAGTTCAACAGGCCCTTCTAAAGCAAGAAGTGTAAGCAATTCTAAATCAGTATCAATAAGGTTCTCTTTCTTAAAGAATACAAACTCAGTTATGACCTGATATTTAACCAGGTCATAATGAGTCAATCTGTATTTCTTTTCTACCTTATTTACTTCCATACTACTGTCTAAAAGTTATTACTTTAACAACATTCATTTGAGCATTAATAATTTCACCAAGTGCATGATTCATTAAAAACTCTCTATCAGCTGTAAGTGTTCCATGTTGACCATGTTCTTCACGATGCTTTTCAATTACATCAATCAGATATGCACATGCACGTTTAACAGTATCAACTTCAGTATCAGCTGAAGGGTTAAAATTAATACCAATCAAACTTTCGCCACGACTAACATCTGATACTTTTGTCATATCAATAATATCTTCATTGACAATTGTTGGTTCTTTTAAAAGTTCTGCTTTTTCTTCAGCAGTCAGTTTAGTTTTGTTTTCCATTTTTTTTCAATTTATTTAACTTCTTTTTCTTTTCCACCATATTGGCGATCACGTTTAATAGCGTCAATTCCTTTGCGTTTTTCTACATTTTGTGCATCATCCCAAATAATAGAAATTTCAAATTCATTAATCATCAATTTAGCTTCATCAGCAATCATAATTCTTTCTGCTGATGATAATGCCCCAACTGGTACATACACTTTATCACCTGGTTTTACAATAGTAGCATCTGACCCTATGGCATAAACCTCAAGTGCTGTCCACTCTTGAATCATATCTAACTCAAGTTGTTTTTCTGTTTCAGGTGTCAATTCAATAAAAGATTCTTTTTTTCTTGGTACTGTGAGCAATACTCGTTTTCCTAATAATTTCATGATTTAAACTTTTAAGAGTTAGTGTTTGTTTCTTCTTCATCTTCTTCATTCTTCATGATTTCATTTCCTGCTGACTTAATGTTGGCAATCATGACAACATGTTGTAGTCTCTCAGACTCAAAACGAAGAGCACGTGCTTGTTGCTCTGCTAAGTCTGCACGAAGCGTTGCAAGCTCAATTTGATCTTTGTACCATGCAACTGCATCTTCTCTAGTTACTTCTTTTTCTGC